AATCCTTTTGTGAACCATTGCTCGTCAAAAGCACCGACTCCACTAATTTTGAAATTTCGCGCCGCCAGTATTTCTTGAACGATCCCGGTTCCCCGATACCGATCCAAACTTAGATTAACCCGGCAACGCTTATCGCCGAGACTGGCATCGCAGGCAAACTGAAATACTCGACCATGGGGCTGTTGTAGATAATGCGATAGCCCCCGCACCTCAGCTCGAAAATGCGCTCCCGCGCGTGTGACCTCTCCTAGACTACCGACACGCATCAACACCCGCTGCTCCGGATCCATCCAGTTGACCCGAAAGAGCTCTACGCGCGCGTCGTCGTAAAGGCCAGCGGCAAGATCCTGTTCCGATAAGCGATCCGAGCTGAGCGCGCTAGCAACCTCCAAGTTATCGACGCTCAAGCCCAGACTCTGCTGCATGTCAGTTGCCGTAAAGCCAGCTGCCGCTTCGAATGTCGTTCCATCGAAAGTTAAGTCGCGGTCATGATCCGTGAACCCGATGCGAACCCCGTCCCGGCGAGTCAGCCTCCAGCACCAACAAAGTGTAGTTGCTCCGCTGTTGAGATGTGCCTGCAAATCCGATGGCAAGGTTTTCATATGCGAATCTCGACGATTGGAATTGCGGGAATTGCGCCGTGTCGAAAACCCTGCAAGCTAACCTCAAGCTTGTCTGTATCGAACCGGACCGGTACGTCGAATTCAAAGCCCGCTGTTATACGGGCGCCTTGAGGCGGTATATTCTCTGGCCGAAACGTTATCACTCCAGTTGTGTGATCTACCACAAATGCTGCGCCTTCTTCCTGTAGCAACCCGTCAACGGCGACAAGAACGCTGCCTTCTACCGGCTTCTTAATTAATCGTTTCCAAGGCGCATAAGTGCCACCATACGTCTTAGAAAGTTGAAAAGATGCCATAGTCCCATCGCCAACTCCTATTACTTGATCCAAAGCACTCGGCGTTTGCTCCGGGGGGCAGGATTTCCAATCTGTATAATCTCTCCAACGAAACCCATATAACCGCCCCCGCCGTTCTTCAAAAAAAGCAATAACCTTGTATAGATCGTCGAGGCCTCTTATTCCGTAGCCTGCATTGTAACTTCGCCTTGAGTCAGCCCAACGCCCATTCCGTTCTTCGTGTCCGGATCCAAGAACTACAACGTCGGTTCTTCGCTCAGGGCCTCCAACCGCACCTCTCGAAATATCAGTAGGAAATCGCACTTCATGGAAAGCCATATCGACAACACCAACCCTAAGAGCGTCAAAGATTTCTCTGACCTACTGCCACCGCGCGGGCGAGCATCGCCGCGAGCTGTGTTTCCGAACGGCGAAAGCTTTCCGCATCGGGCGTGGATACGTTGATTGTTACCGAGATCTCGCCGCGGCCGTGTGAGACAACGCCGAGCTTTCCGTCGGGTCCGCGAGCAAGAGGCATGATTGCTTCAGGCCCTCTTTCTCCGGCAATTCCAATACGGCCCCCACTTAGAGGGAAACTTATCGGTGAAGCGATCACCCCGCCCGACGCAAACGGTACCGGCAAAGCATTCGCCCCTACGCCGCCGTTCGCGAACCTTATGGCTCCTGATAGGGCACCGCTAATAAGCGAGCTAACTCCTTGTTCCAGAGGACGGAATGCTGCCTGAAAAGCCATCCTCGATAAGCTTAGTGTCAACGAACGCAAGACATCTCCCAGATCCCGTCCGCGTAGGGCAATGCCTTGGAAAGCATTCATCAGCGCATTACCAAACTGTCGACCCATACGAGTCGCATTCGCTAGCTCTTGCTGAAGTCTTGACGTGTCGGCATCAATCGTAACGGTCCAGGTTTCGCCAGTTTCATTCATCTGTCGGGGGTCCGTCCGGATAGGCTTGCATAAGCTGAATGAGCTCGGCGCGCGTTGGTGGATCGGCGTGACGGAGCTCACCCGTGATTGCTTTCAATGCGGCACGGAATTCCAAGATGGTCATGGACCAGAACACGCGGGGGTCAAGCCGCAACAGGCCGAGCCCGGCTGTCATGATGTCATCCCAGGGAAAGGGGCGGGGTTGCGCGCCTCCTCCCGCGCCGCATCGTCCTGTTTTTCGGGCGAACCGAAAGTTGCAGAGAGAAGGCGTGCAACAACATCTATGAACTCGAGAACCCCACTATCGCTACGCATTTTTCTTACGTCATCGTCGCTAACATCATATCCGGCACCTCTCAAGCCTGCTCCAATGATTCGAACCGCGTCGTTTGCGCTGAGCCTGCCCTTCTCAAACCGTTCGGCTAACGCCAGCATGTCTTCACAGCCAAAAGCATCCTCTAACTCGGCAAGGGCTCCGAGCGTCAGACACAATTTCCAAGTCTTGCCATTCAAACACGCTTCAATCTCTCCTCGATGTCGATTGGCCACCTCGTGTCTCCTTTAGAGTGTGGAGAAACTCAATTCACCCGCTGACTCTAAGACGAGATCGAAAGAAACCTCTCCGTCATGTCGACCTGTCAGCTCGAAGGAAGTAATTTGAAATGGTCCCTGAACCGTTCCAAAATCAGGAATAACAACTTGCCACTGGCGAGNGNGACCATTGAAGAANGCTTCACGGACCGCTGCATCCGACGGAGCATCCTTGAAAATNCCCGATCCTGTAATGCGGGCACTCTTCACTCCAGCACCAGCCAGCAGTTCGCGCCATTGTCCGGCTGATTCTTGGTGTGTGACGTCTACCGTCTCGGCATTGAAAGAAATGCTTCGCGACCTCAGTCCCGCGACAGTTTCAAAGCTCCCAAGATTATCAACATCCATTTTGAGCAATAGGTCTTTGCCTTTCTGGGCACCCATGTCTGCGATCTCCGCAAGAGTTTGTTAAGACAGTGGCTCGGTCACCGCACGAAAACGAACAACACCATGGAAGTGCTCACTGTCGGACTCGCGCCGGGTTTCAGAATAGTCGTGCCTGAAGTTGACCAGCCTATGCCCGCGCATAGCGAAATTTCGATCATGCAAAGCAGAACGCAAAGCGCTCGCAATATCGTAGATTTCGATTCGACCTGCAGCGCGAGACCAAATATGAAACGTTATGGAATGTTCTTCTCCATCCCCGTCCCCGGTACTCCAGTCGCGAACTGAAATGTCCCCAAACGCTACGTAAGGATATTGAACCTTGCGCGGCACGAAGTCGTAGATCCGGGGCCCGCCGAGCACATTTAGGACTACGCTGTCATTAGTTAGAATATCATAGATTGCTGACTGCAGTTCGCGACTGGCTGAAATCATTATGCTGCCCCTCGTGCTCCGGTCGCTCCATGACGGTCTTCCGTGCTTCTCGTTGGCGGACACGCGCGGCGATTTTTCTTGTCAACGCCTGCACGGCCTGCCTAATCCCTTGAACGCGACAAGTGATTCTCAACGCTCTCGCTCCTTACAGATGCAACTTAGGAAGCGACGGTCACCTATTTTGTCCCAAACGGCGTGAATATAAAAAATTCGCGGTCCGCAAATAAATCTCATCTCCGGTCGAACATCCTCACGAAATCGGATCCTTATTTCGTACATCCAAAGTCCGTAGGACGCGTCTGCCCGAAAAACCTCTTTCGCAGAAATCGGCCGAATTTCACTCCAAAGGGTTGCTATGGGCTGCCAAATGACATCAGCAGCTCCTCCCTGCCCTGCGCTTCGGATTGGCTTCTCAAGGCGCAACCTTTGGCGCAGCGAACCAATACGCTGCCGTCTCAAAGTCGCACCTTCCGATATGGCATCAGCAACGCTGATACCGTGTCAGGAATTTGGCTCGCGCTCTGGCCGACGCTGACGGGCTCACGGTTCTCGTACCAGTGTGCAACAAGCATAAGCAATGCCTGACGGATTGGAGCTGGTACAAGTTCGCTAGCTTCGCCAAACCCGGCAATGAATTCTATCTCAATGCCTCCCCTGGGAACGCTAGGCTGCGGCCATATTCCGCTCTGCGAAACAAGCTGCGCTACCTGGTTGACGTATTCCAATATGTAGTCGTCACACGACAGGAGAGTTTCTCTGTCATCATCAATTTTGACCCGAACACTTCCAATCGATTGGACAGGCCGTAATGGTAGCTCAACGATATGCGATTTCGGCCATCGATCGAACTGCCACAACCAGCGCTGGGAAACAAGTGCCAGATTCAAAGCAGTTTCTATATGAAGACGCGAAGCAGTTATGAGGCTAGCAAGGACTGCGTCCTCATGACCATGATCAATACGTAGATACGCTTTCGCCTCCTCCACCGTAACCGGTTCAATCGCAGGCGGAGCAGTTAAGACAAGATTCATAGGGCTTCGCCAATAGCAACCATGAGGCGCAAGAGGGCGATCCCGAAAGATCGCCCTCGTAGACCTTCAACAAGCTCTACGCACCAAATTTCAGAAGCTTGATTGCATCGAAATCCTGCACACCACCACCTACCCTCTTCGTGGTATAGAAGAGCACGTAGGGCTTGGCGCTGAAGGGATCGCGGAGTACGCGGATTCCGACACGGTCAACGATCAGATATCCACGCCGGAAATCGCCAAAAGCTATGGCGAGGCTATCGGGCCCGATGTCCGGCATGTCCTCCGATTCTGCAACAGGGAAACCCATAAGGTTGGCCGGCTCACCCGGCTTTGCGGACGGCTGCCAAAGATAGGATCCATCCGTATCTTTCATCTTCCGCACAACCGATTGGGTTGCGCGGTTCATAACAAAATGCCCATTGGCTCGATATTCACCTTTCAGCGAATATACGAGATCAATGAGCTTATCCGCCGGTGCCGTTTCGGGGAAATCACCTGAAACGCCTGTGGAAATCGTTCCGATCTTGCCCCAGCTCCACGAGGCATTATCAATTGTAGGGTAGCTAAGGAAGCCTTTCGGCTTCTTGACGCCATCGCCTGCAACGAAGGCTGCCCCTTCTTGGGCCGCGAAGGTTACTCTCACTTCATCCGCAATCCACTGATCGATATCAACCGCCGCGTCGTCGAGCAGCGATTGGGTGGCTGCCGGCATCGCGTAGAGCTCCATCGTTGGGAAGGCCAGCTCGGCGAGCTTGGGGCCGGCAGTTTCCGGCCTAGGATCCGTCTCGCCAACCCACCCCGCTTCAGGGCCAGAGATGGCGAATGGCTTCTTATAGACGGATCCAGAAACCTGCCTAACCCCAGCGATGGCACGAATAGGCGAAATTTCCCGAACTGCACTGTTGATGGCTCGTTCGGTTTCTTCGGGTACTACGTAGCCACCGTCGGTGTCCGAACCGACAGAAAGCCCTTTCTCCTCAAAATTTCTCAAAGCGTGGCTGTCACCGCTGCGCATATAGCTTTCGAAGGCAGCTTTACGGTCAAGGCCCGCAGATAGCCCAGCAGCCGATCCTAGCTGCGGGCGGCCGGCTTTCCGGACAAGTTCGTCGACCAACCGCTTGTGCTCATCAAGCGCCCGATCGATACGCGCCAGCTTTTCGACCGTAACGACATCCGCACTCAAATGGCGCTCCATTTCCGCCAGGCGTCTGTCGTTCGTTTCCTTGAAGGCCTCAAATGCTCGCATGAACTCTTCGAACGCGAGGCTAAGGTCCGCGTGCGAAGCCGATTTCACCTCGAGACCCTTGTCACTTAGCATGGAGACTTAATTCCTTTCGGCGAAAGAGGTTGACGGAAGAGCTGCGTCGCCTCGGCAATTTGCTTTAGCAACCGCTGCTCCCACGACGAGGCCTGCCCCGCATCCCGCAGGAGCTTGAGGCCTTTCAGGCCATCGCGCAGCACGGCGCGTGCCTCAGAGCGCGTGAACCCAGCGTCCTGCGTGAGCCAGCGCTCGAATTCACGTTCGGTCGGCGTTCGACCTCCAAATGGATGCGATTTCACTTTCGAGATGCGTGCTTCCGGCAGCATCGGAAAAGTGACTACTGAAATCTCCCAGAGGTCAATTTTTTCGAGTCGGCGCACCCCGGTGCGGGGATCGCGCACACCTTTTACCGTTCGAAAGCCGATCGATAAGCCATCAATGGCGCCGGCGCGCATGAGCGAAAGAACCTCACGCGCCCTAGCCACCTCGGTGGCAAGTTTTCCGCGAACGAACAGGCCTCGAGCATCTTCGTAAATCTTCAGCCATGTGCCGATCGGCTGATTGGGGTCGTGTTGGAATAACATCCGAATGCCCGTAGCGCCCCTTTTGGTGAGGCTCTCAGCGAACGCGCCGGGCATAACGATGTCTCGCCCAAGATCTTCGCGGTGAAAAAGACTGGCATACCCTTCGAAAATGCCATCCAGTGTTACTTCCCTGAGGCCATGCGACGTCAGCTTGACCTCACGAATTACCTCTTGCGGCTCTTCCTGCAGCGCCTGCATAAGCTCGTTCCGATTTCGCAGATGACGTTCGTGACTAGAGTTCTTCAAGCAGACGACAGATCGTCGCCGTCTGGCAAAGGCCCGTAGCCGACCGCTGCGCGCTTCTCATTTCGCGTCAGGAAGGAAGCTCGCTCCACGCGCGCCCACAACGC